TTTCGGTATAGCCAATCTCCACCAGATGGCACAGATCCCCGGGATGGGGCGTGCCCTCGAAGTTTTTATAGCCGCGCATGAGCCGTCACTCCTTTTGCTGAAGCACAACATATTCACACATTCCACAGGCTTATCCACAATATGCTGTGTCTCATCAAAACATCTTCTCCGGATCGCGATAGGGATACAGCAGACTGTCGAATGCCATCCGCATGGCCTTGTAGGTGGTCATGTCGGGAATATCCCGGTTTTCATAGTAGAAACCCACCATGAGCAGAACTGCCAGCCGCACAGGCTCTGGCGCGGGATCGGGAAACTGCGTCCGGCAGTAATCCTCCGCCGCGGCCTGCGCCTGCGCGATCAGGCCGATCAGGTAGTCCTCCTCTTCATCGCATTGAATGCGGAGATGGGTTTTGACCTCATCCATGGTAACGATCATCACCGTTCACCTCAGTTGGGCGGAGCGGATTCCATCAGACCTGCGTCGCGAATGGTCGCCAGCAGAGCGTTATAGTCGTCCTTCAGCGCTGCAATGGTAGTCGCTTCACTGTCGGGCACATATGCGATCTGGTCAAAGGGCGCCGAAGGCGTAAACAGATCGTCGCCGCCCTCGATGATCGCGCCGGGCAAGAAGGTGAGCTTCCCGCCAATGACCAGCTCATTGCCTCCTTGCGCAAAATAGTTGTGGGTGTTGCGGGTAACGTCCGCAACGGGTTCAGCTTTCATCATGCCTTCGTCCCTCCGCTTCTTACGCCTTCATGGCGAGGCACTTCAGACCCTCGCTCTGCACCAGACGACCGTCCACGCGCTGAGTCGCGCGGAAACCGATCTGACCCGTCGCGGCGTACAGCTCGTTGAGACGCTGGAAGGAGCGGCCCTGGCGATCCGCGATCCAGTAGGACGAGAAATCACCGAACAGCACGGGCTTCGCGCCGCTGGCCACTTCGGGCATATAGGCCGAGGTCACCAGACGATAGCTGAGCAGTTTGTCCGGCTGACCTTCCTTCAGACCGGGCTGCCAGAGATACTGACCGTTGCCGTCCTTCAGCCTGCGGAGGTTCTTGACCGTGCTGTCGTTCAGCAGGAAGACCGCCTTTTTGCGATAGCCGGACTTCACAGAATGAATCAGATCAATGATCTCGTCTGCCGTAATCGCCGCGCCGGCCGTGGTCACGCCGGTGGCCGCGCCATTTACGCTGTGAAGCAGACCGGTGGGCTTCGCCGTACCATTGCCGTTGATGAACGCGTCCTCCTCAGCTGCACCGATGCGGCGGGCGAACTCGGAAGCGATGTAACTCTCCACGTCGAACACGGAATCCTGAAGCAGTTCGTCGGACACCTTGATCATGGTCGCCACCTTGTGCGCGCCGATGGAGATCTGGCCGAAAGCATCGTCGGATTCGGGAATCTGACCTTCTTCCTCCACCCAGCTGGCGGTTCCGTGGCTGGCGACGATGGGAATTTTGCGGTCGCCGGACTCCGTGCGGATGATGGTGCACAGGCTGCGCAGCTGGTTTTCCTCGGTCAGCGCCTGCACCAGCGTGTGCTCATATTCATCCGGGCAAAGAAAACCACCCTCCGAATCGGTGCCGATCTGAAGGGCGTTGCGCACCTGAAAATGCTCGCCGCGGTTGCGGATCATGTTCCAGAAGGCCAGCTTGTATTCGTCCGACGCGCGGCCGGTTCGACTGCCGGGCCTCTTTTCGGGGCGGGAAGCCAGCGGCTGACGAACGGGTTCGTTCATCTCGCGATCCATCTGCTCCGCGCGCTCCATGCGGTCGATGGTATGACCGAGATCGACCACTTCCTGTTCCATGCGCTCGTACTGCTGGGAATCCTCGGCGCTCATCACGCCGCTTTCGTTGGTGCGCTCGTCCAGAAAAGCCCTGGCCTTGTCCCAGACTTCGGCGCGCTTCTGACGCAGTTCAAGAATCTTGCTCATGTTGTTACCTCCAAAATTATCGGTCGTTGGGTTTGATGAGATCCAGCCGCCTGCGCAGCTGGTCGGCGGGAATGCCGGGGTTTTCGCACTGTGCAGCCGCAGGCAGAGCAGCGGCGTTTTCCTGCTTTCGGGAATGACAGCGCTCCAGCCAGAGCCGTACCCTCGCTTCGGCATCCTTGCGATTCACTGTGCGCACTGCTGAAGAATCCGTGGGGCGCGTCTGCGGGTCGGCCACGCCGTCGATAAAGCCCTGCGCCAGTGCCGCGCCCGCGTCCATCCAGGTGGTGGCGGTCATCATCGCCGCCAGCGTCCCACGGTCGATGGGGCTGCGCCGGGAATAGATGTTGAGGATGCTCTCCTTGCAGGCTTTCAGCAGCGCAATAGCCTCGCCGAAGTCCCGCTCGTTGCCCCAGGCGACAGTGGAAGGGTCATGGATCATATACAGACTGCCCGGCGTCATCTCCAGCGTGTCCGCCGCCGCAGAAAGCACCGTCGCCGCCGAAGCCGCCGTACCCGAAATCACCAGATGCACCCTGCCCGGATAGGCGCGGATATCGTCGTGCATTCGAACGGCGGCGTTGCACGAGCCTCCGTAGCTGTTCAGAATGATGCGCACATCGTCGGAAAACTCGCTGTTCTCGCCGTAGAGCGCGTCATGCAGCATGGCCGGCGTGATCTCGTCGCCGTACCAGACTTCTTCGTCGATGTAGCCGTTCAGTTTAATCGTTCTCATTTTGCTCACCTTCTTCCGTTGCCCACACGATGCCCGCAAGAACAAAAAAGGCGCACTGTGCAACGATGCTGTTCCCGTACGCTTTGTATTCAGCGGAATCCGTATGGGGATTTTGCAGCCAGCGGATGATCTGCCGGCGTGTTTTGGGCTTGGTGTTTCTGCCCATGGCTGTGCGCCATTCCTCGAAGATCGCTTCCCAGCGATCTGCTTCCTTATTGGATGGCGCGGGGCTTTCAAGGTTTTCGCACCAGCCGTCCGGGTAGCCCTGCAGTCGGCAGCACTCGCCGGGCGTAAGCCGGCGCACCAGATATGCCGCAGGGGCGGCGACGGCGCCGGGACCCTCCGCCACCAGCGTGGGCGCTTTTTCTTCGCCGATGTTCATGCTGTACTGCGCGTTTTCGCCGGCAGAAAAACAGGCGCGATCCAGCGCGTAGGCCGGCTCGTCCTTGCCCACCACAGGCGGATCCTTGTAGTCCCGCGCCATGAGCGGCGGGGATTTCTCCTCGTCCAGCTGGGTGAAAGAACCCGTGGTCATGGCGTATACGGCGTGGCGGTCCACCGTATCCAGCGTAAACGCTACTTCGCGATTGATGCCGTCGCCCTGCGGGCCGTTCTGCTCTTTGCGTCCGATCATGGAGCCCTGAAGGCAGTAGCAGGGGCTTTCGGCAGGCGCAACAACGAGCATGCCGCCCTGGTGGCATTGGGGACTGCTGCCCGACGTATCCAGTGTTCGGCTGGTCTGCGCTTCGTAGATTCCCGCGTGAAGATTGTCCGAAAGCATGGCGCGGCTCTGGTCGGAGGATAGACCGAACACCAGCGGCACCTGATTCCCGCCCGTACCCATCCGTGAGCAGAGCGTTTGGCAGACGCCGTCCTCGCTGATTCTGATCCGGCTGTCGGTGGGATTGAAGTCAATCGCCACGCCGGGTACCACTCCCGCACGCAGCGTAGGCGCACGTTCTTTCTCGTACCCGATTCCCCGGCTGTCGGCGCTGTGCTCCGTGCAGAAGCCTCCGGCGCTTACGCGTTCGCCTGACGTTCCAGCGCCGCTTTCAGCACCTGGGGCAGCTTCTTTCCGCGCTTTTCCGCCCGGCGGAGTATACCCTGACACGCCTTCGGACTCAAAGAGAACCTTTCCGGCACATTGTCCATCAAGATCGAGGACAGCAAATATACGTTTCCGTCTCTGTGCGACGCCCCAACCCTGCGCGGCGTCGAGGACGCGCCAGGCGAGAGAATAACCGTCGCCCAGGATCTCGCCCGCGTGCAGCCAGCGTCCGCTTTCCGGCAGAGGAACATCTGCCGCGGGGTCTTTGATGCGGACGAGGCTTTCGAGGACGCAGCGGAAATCCTGCCCACCCTGAGAGGACAGGGCGCCCGGCACGTTTTCCCACACCGCCCATCTTGGATATTTTCCATTCGTACTTTTCCTCATTTCAGCAATGACGCGCACGGCTTCGTAAAAAAGTCCCGAACGGCTGCCTCCCAGCCCGGAACGCTTTCCCGCGATGGAAAGATCCTGACAGGGCGAGCCGAAGGTAATAATATCCACCGGCTCCAGATTGGCGCCGTTCAGCCCATGCACGTCTCCGTAGTGTTTCATTTCGGGCAGCCGTTTTTCCGTCACACGGATGGGAAACGGCTCGATCTCCGAAGCCCAGACGGGTATGATCCCCGCCATTTTCCCGGCCAAGGGAAATCCGCCAATGCCATCAAAAAGGCTGCCCAGTGTCAGTTTTCTGCTCAAGTTGAATCCTCCGCTGTGCCTTTCTGCGCCGAATTTTCCCGCGCCGCGTTCATTGCCCTTCGGACGGAAACCATGTTTCCGTTCACCAGAAGCGCGTTTCCTCCGTCTTCGTCCGGTACAGGATTCATATTTTCAAGATCACGAATATCATTGGTGGACAGCCAGCCGTTCTGCCGTCCAATGGCGTAGCCTTCCATGCGGGATTTGTAATCGCCCCGCATGAGACCGTCCATGTTGAAGCGGACATAATAAACGCCCTTCTCCTTATCGGAAAAGAGAGCGCGGTTCATGGACTGTTCCAGTCGCACGACCCAGGGGCGGATGGTGTGCACGGCGAATGAAATGGACTGGTGCTCGATGTTCGAAAACGTAGCGTGTTCCAGATCGCCCACCATATGCGGCGGCACACGATAAATACGGCAGATCTCCGACACCTGAAACTTGCGCGTTTCCAAAAACTGCGCTTCCGAGTTCGGCATGGAGATGGGTGTATAGGACATATTCTCTTCCAGCACTGCCACGCGCCCGGAGTTGTTGGAACCGCCGTAAGCGGCGTTCCAACTGTCCCGCAGCTTCTTCGGATCCTTCACCGTATTGGGGTGCGTCAGGATGCCGCTGGGCCGCGCGCCGTTGGAGAAAAACTTGCTGCCGTACTCTTCAGCCGCCAGCCCCAGCCCGATGGCGTTTTTCTCCAGCGCGATGGGACTGTAGCCCATGATCCCGTCAAAGCCCAGCCCCGGAATGTGCAGCACGTCCTCCGGGCGCAGCTTCACCGTCTGCCCGCTGCCGGTGGAATAGGTATAGGTCAGCGTGCCCGCGCTGTCCCGATCTACCTCCATGCGATCCGGCAGCAGCGGATACAATCCGAGGATCTGGCTCCGGCCGCTGCGGATGATCTGGCAATAGGCGTTGCCCCAGAGCAGCAGATGCGCCAGCATCGTTTCCCGCCAGACAAAGGAGGTCATCTCACTATTAGGTTCATCATGCAGAATCGGATACAGTGGATGCTCCAGCGCCTTAGCGCTGCCTTCGCCCTGATTCTGATACACATGCAGCGGCAGGCTGGCGATGGTCTCCGCGATCACCCGCACGCAGGCGTAGACCGTGCTCATTTGAATGGCGGTGCTCGCCGTGACAGATTTGCCCGCCGCGCTGGAGCCAAAATAAAACGTGGGTGCGGAGCTGACGGAATCCGTCGCGCCGGGCTTGTCCCGGGCGCGGAAAAAACGAGTAAATGGATTTTTCATGGGTTCCTCCTGTGGTTTGCTTACAGACCGCCGCCTGTTTTCTTGTCATGACAGCTTTTGCAAAGCGGCTGCCAGTTTTGTTCATCCCAGAAAAGCACATGATCGCCGCGATGGGGAACGATATGGTCGACCACGGTCGCAGGCGTCAACGTACCGTTCTTCAGGCATTCGGCGCACAGCGGATGCCGGGTCAGAAACGCCTTCCGCGCCTTTCGCCAGTGTGCGTCATAGCCCCGGGCAGCCGCACCGCCGCGCAGACGATCTGCAGAATAATCAGAATGCTCCTCGCAGTAAATCCCTTTCTCGCAGAGATTGGGACAGCCGGGGTAGCGGCAGGGACGTTTTGGGATTTTCGGCATATAGAATCTCCTTATTCAGGTCCCAGCAGCAATAAGCCGCGGTCGTCGTACACGGAATCACAGCCGTTCTGGTTTTTCATCGCCCGATCCAGCGCCATGACCAGCGCTACCGCGCCGTCGATCTTCTCTGTAGACTTTTCCTTGTCCAGCTTCAGATTGCCGGCAGGATCGGTACGCACGTAAGCGTTATCAAAATTCCAGCGCAGTACGGGGTGCCCGCCATGATTGAGCCGGTGTTCCAGCACGATGCGCATCAGTTCTTTCGTCGGGGGCGACATGTCCCGGAAGCCCTGTCCAAAAGGAATCATCGTAAAACCATCGTCCTCCAGAGCCTGAACCATCATCGTGGCGTTCCAGCGGTCATAGGCGATTTCCCGGATGTTATAGCGCTCGCCCAGCTCGCAGATGAATTTCTCAATGAAGCCGTAGTGAACGACATTGCCTTCGGTCGTCTGGATAAATCCCTGTCGCTCCCACTGGTCGTACATCACATGATCCCGCCGAACGCGCAAAGCAAGCGTATCCTCCGGCAGCCAGAAAAAGGGCAGCACCATATAGGACTCGTTTTCATCCCGCGGCGGGAAAACCAGTACCAGCGTCGTCAGGTCGGAGGTGGAAGACAGATCCAGCCCGGCATAGCAGGCGCGTCCTTCCAGCTCATACGGGTCAATGTTCCCGCCGCACTCATCCCATTTGTCCATGGGCATCCAGCGGATGCTCTGCTTGACCCACTGATTCAGTCTCAGCTGACGGAACATATTCTCATCCGCAGGCGTTTCCAGCGCCTTATGATAGGCGTCCCTCACTTTATCGATAGTGATCGTATAGCCCAGCGATGGATTGCACTTGTACCAGTTCTGTTCGTCCTGCCAGTCTGCATCGTCGGGGAGCCCGTAGACCACGGGGTAAAAGCGCGGATCGTGCTTGCGCCCTTCCAGAATATCCAGTGCTTTCTGGTGTACTTCCCAGCAGACGGAATTGCGGTCTGTACCAGCCGTGGTCAGGAAAAACCAGAGCGGCTGTTTTCTGGCATCACCGGAGCCTTGCGTCATCACGTCATATAAGGCTCTCGTCGGCTGAGTGTGGAGTTCATCAAAGATGCAGGCTGAAACGTTCAGCCCGTGCTTGGTCGCAACCTCCGAGGAAAGCACCTGATAAATACTGCCCGTGGGCTGATAAACCATGCGCTTGGTGGAGGGAATGATCTTGATCAGCTTACTCAGCGTGGGATTTTGTCTGACCATATCGACCGCCACGTCAAACACGATGGCCGCCTGCTGACGGTCGCTGGCGCAGGAGTAGACCTCCGCCTTCCATTCGTCATCGTTAATAAGCATGTTCAATGCCAGCGCCGCGCCCAGTTCTGACTTTCCGTTTTTCTTGCCGATCTCGATATACACCTGATTGTACTGCCGCATGGAGGGATCTTCCTCCCGCACCGTGCCGAATACGTCGCGGATGATCTTCTCCTGCCATGGCAGCAGCTTGAAGGGCTTTCCGTGGAATTCTCCCTTCGTATGTCTGAGACACTCAATAAAGCGGATGACGCGCCGCGCCTTCTTCTCGTCAAACATCGTCCTGCCACCCGCCCTTCAGCAGCTGCGCCATGGGATCGTCGTCATTCTCCGCTGCGCCGCCGCTGGCAACAATGCGGGCGCGGCAGGCCGGGGTCAGACCGAATTCCGTGGCGAAGGACTGCATGATTTTCAGATTCTGCTGGGCAATGGATACCTGCGGAACCTGCTGTACATACCCGGACGGCGTTTTGAAGATGGAACCATGCTGGGTAATAAAATCCTCGGCCTCGCGCCATCGGGCATACGCCTGACAGTACCCGGCGAAGGCGGTCAGGTCGGCCATGGTCAATACGCCCATGGCTTCCAGCGAAGCCGCCAGGCGCTTCCATTCTTTTTTCGCCTCGGGAAGCAGCCACGACGGGCACTTTACGCCGCCTTTGGGCGGGATCGGCTCATGCTCGTTGATCGGCCGCCGCCCCTTGCCCCGGTCGCCTTCCAGCACCTTCAGTGCCGTGGGCTTCGGCTTTCTGCCTGCCATCGCCATAAGAATCGCCTCCTTTCCACGCTTTTAGAGCAATTTGCTTATTCGTGTTTATCATTCTGCAGAACAACCGCATCATAGAGCAGTTCCTCTCCGTTCCGCAGCAGCCGGATATTCTCCGTTCCATACTCGTTGGCATAGCGCATCACAATGGCTGTGGCGTACTTCGGATCCAGCTCCATGGTGCGGCAGATGCGGTCGGTCTGTTCACAGGCCATGAGCGTACTGCCGCTGCCGCCGAACAGATCCAGCACGATGCTGTTGGGCGCGGAGCTGTTCTTAATGGGGTACGCTAACAGCGGAATGGGCTTCATGGTCGGATGTTCCTTGCTGCGCTTGGGCTTATCGAAATTCCAGATGGTGGACTGCTTGCGATCCGCAAACCAGCGATGTTTTCCGTTGGGCAGCCAGCCGAACAGTACCGGCTCATGCTGCCACTGATAGGGGCTTCTGCCCAGCACCAGCGAATTTTTTACCCAGATGCACACCCCGCTGATGTGAAACCCGGCTTCCTTAAACGCGCGCCGAAAGTTCAGCCCTTCCGTGTCTGCGTGAAAAATATAGGCGCTGCCGCCCTCGGCCATATGCGCGGCCATATTGCGGAACGCCGCCAGCAGGAATTCGTAGAACTGCCCGTCCGCCATGCTGTCGTTCTGGATCTTTTTTCCGTCCGCACTCTCATAGGACACGTTATAGGGCGGGTCCGTCACGACGAGGTTGGCCTTATCGCCGTCCATAAGGCGCGCCACGTCCGTTTCATTGGTAGAATCGCCGCACAGCATCCGATGCCTGCCCAGCAGCCAGATATCGCCGGACTGAACGAACGGCGCTACCTGTTCCGGGTCAATATCGCAGTCGTCGTCCTTTACGTCCTTATCGTGGACCTTGCTGAACAGATCGTCGATTTCCGCCGCGTCAAAGCCGGTCGCGTCCACGTCATAGCCGCTGAGCTTCAGATCGTTGAGCAGATCCGCCAGGGCAACCGGCTCCCACTCGCCGACCGCCTTATTGAGCGCGATGTTCAGCGCTTTTTCTTCCTGCGGGTTCTCGATGTGAACGACCACGCAGTCGATCTCCGTCGCGCCTTCCGCCGTCAGCACCTTATAGCGCTGGTGGCCGCCGACGATGTTGCCCGTGACCTCGTTCCAGATAACGGGATCCACATAGCCGAACTCATGCAGACTGCGTTTGATTTTTTCGTAAGCCGGATCGCCGGGCTTCAGGTCTTTGCGGGGATTGTATTTCGCGGGCTTCAGGCGATCGACGCTGATCCGCTGTAGATTCATGCTGGTATTCATGAAATAATCTCCTTCTCTGCAATATGAAAACAGCCGCATTTTCAGCGGCTGAATTACGTTTTGGGGGCTGGATACCCCGGGTCCCGGATTTGTCGGACTTTTACGCGAAAGGGCGCGGCGGTCTCCAGCCAGGGGCTCCCAGAGATTGC